TGACCCCTGAACCCTGCACCCTTGTCATAAGCCGCCATTGGGATGCGCTCAATTCTGACTTGGGTCATAAAACTATTGTAGTAATACTCGCAGTTTGAACAATGCTTGCGTCTTGCGTCTTTTTCATCGCACTGCATAGCCTCTGCCAGTCCAACGTAGAACTCCTTGTTTGCACCAGCTTCATTGGTTGGCATTTCAGGGCCATAGTTCCAATCAGCGACCGCAACGGCATAGTTCTTTTTATTCTCTGCGTTGGTCAAAAATTCTTCTTCCATCGGCAGACCCATAAAGCCCTTGGGCATCACCATAAATTCTTTCATGCTGCTCTCCTTATGAAATTTCGCGGCCTGATGCGCGGATGGTCAGGGATGTCGCCGCCCCTGCGATTGTGGAAATAAACCCGCCGACATCGAGTGCCTGGCCCACCAGCTCGGGGCAGGTATAGGTCTCATCTGGGACGATGGTGCGTGTGTCAATAATCAGGTTCGATGCCCCTGCTGACCCAGATACGGTTACCAAGTTGCAACTAAAAGTCACATTGTTGCCACTGGTGTTGGTCACGGTGAACTTGTCAATAATCGCCTTGACATTTGTTGCGGTGTATTGGGTTGTCTGTGCGTTTTCTGCCTGTTTTGCAGGGATAAGCACTTTTATTGTTACGGTCATTTATTGAACTCCTTGTACGTTATCTGAAACTGTCAGAATAATAGATGGGACGGATGGGTAAAAAGCAGATGCTGGAAATGCCTCGGCTTGCACACTTATATCATCAACGGCAAACATGATTTCAACATAATCGTTTGCCTTCAGATTAAAAAAATAACCAACTGTGCAAAGTTGTTCAGCATTATTTCCCTGTAACCTTAGTTGACTGTTGCTGTCTGGCACATCAACCCCATTGATGCGAGGCCATACCCAAAAAATACCCGTGCCACCACTGGTTTTATCTAATTGGATGCTGAACAAAAAATTGTAAATATTCGGTGTGTCAACATAAACCCTTGATGTTGGCGTGCCGAGATACACGCCCTGACTTACGTCTGTCGTATTAAATGTAATTGCCTGTGGGGTATTGATTGCGGCGGCAATTTGTGTAGTCGTATCGTAGAACTGCCCATATCTTGCTCGTTTGAACTCCCGTGGTGGCGGGGTCATCTGCAAACCCTCAACCGCTTTATTCAGCTTGTCCACCAGTGCCAATGCCTGATTTGCTTTGCTTTCAGCCAATGCCACAGTCACCGCAGTTTCCTGCGCCAGCAGTGCAATCCTATCGAGTGCGTCCTGCGCCTTTGCGCCTAATGCCGCATCGTTGACCCCTGTCTCTTGCGCTAGAGCAATGATCTGCGCTAATGCTGAATTTGCCCCAGCCGCCGCGTTGTCTGCTTGAAACTCAAAGTCAGTTCCTGTGATGACCTGTAACTGGTCAACCGTAGAAAACAACAATTCAAACTGCCTGATTTGCTGTTGGTCAGTCAGGAATGTGGCAAGCTGGTCACGTGTCAGGTTCAGCTTGCGGGAGATTGGTGCGGTTGCCATCAGTACGCCAATGCTTCAATCTGTGCCTCTAAGCGCACATAAGACACATGGGCATCACTGTCCCCACGGAAACGCTGGATGCGCCAGTTCCTCATGTGTCCCTGCTGGAACCATGCAAGGCGCTTTTTGGTGTTGCCAATCGTGCCAACTGAAATAAACTTTTCTTGACTGTATGACTTGCCATCCAATGAGTAGCTGGTGCTGATTTGCGGGTTCTTGCCAAGAGCAATGCTGCCCGTCAGACTCACCAATTCCAGCTCGTTAAATATCGCCCCATTGCTTTCGTTGTAAACGATTAGAGTGCCAAACTCCCAGCGCACCTGTTCGCCCCAGTGGTGGCCTGTGTCCTGTACCAAATAGCCAATATTGCTAGATTGTGGGTCGCCAATCAACCACTTGTCGTAAGCCCAAACCATGTTTCGAGCACGATATTGAGCCAAGCCTGACAGAGTGCTTACTAAAGTAAACCAGACTGGTGTTTGCAAAGCCTCGGATGCGGCTGCATCATAGACTAGGGTCTGGTCAGGCAGATGCACATAAAGGTGCTGGTGGCTTTTGTCGTTTCTGGCCTCCAGTTTGACCAAGGTCAACTGCGCCTCGGTGTACTGAAGCAGGATATTGTCAATCTCTTGGGTGCTGACTTTTTGGGTGGTCGCTGCTGCACCAATGTAGATGCTTGGGGCTTCATTTCTGCCGCTACCTAAAAACGCAATGCGCTCGATAAAAACGCAACAGGCTTGAGTGCCGACAACGCCCTTTTGTATCTGCGCTCCGTCAACCCTTGCGAATGGAAATAACTCACCACCCACGTTATCAAAAACTTCGATGGTGTTCCTATTCAGAGCATAGACCTCGTTGCGTAACTTAAGCAAAGCTACCACTGGGTCGGGGTCTACCTCTGAACTTCCGTACTTCAAAGGATTTACAACTAGCGGGTCGGACAATTCTGTAACGATCAAAAACTCGCCATCGGTGGTCATGAAGTACCCATCCACCCACACCACATCCAGCACCACACCCAAGTCAGGGTCAGTGACTTGGGTCAAGGTCGTGCCATCCCAGTAATAAAGCCGCCCTCCGGAAGCAATCGCCAGCTCATCAAAGCTGTAATCAAAGGTCACCAGTTGATTTGTTGGCCCACCCACATCGCCCAGCACAGTCACTGCGCCTGCGCTGCTGATCTCCACCAGCTTAGTACCCATCACACGATACAGCTCGCCCTGCCAGTTGATGCCGCCACGGTCAACGCCTGGGCCTGTTCCGTTGGCCACAATGCCATCGCCTGGACGTAAGAACCCGTTGCTGATACCCGATTGTTTTGGCACGGGCACAAGATTCACTGGGTAGCTGGTACGCAGTTCGGGGGTGCTGTCGGTGTAAATACCGCTGACGATAGGTATCTGCATCACTTGGCCTTGTTGCGTGCACTGATGCGTTTTGCTTTGGCCTTAGCGTCTGCCTTAGACGATGCGCCCCATGCCCTTAAGCTCAACAGCAAACGGGTAGGCTCACCGTCTTTATATTCAGGGCCAGGATTGCCACCCATACGGGCTAGAAACGATGCCCTACGGGGGTTGTCGCCAGTCTTGACGGGCGGTTTCAGGTTCATGCCTTCAGCCTTTGCCGCAGCCCTGCCCTTGGCGTTTAAGCCGCCTTTGGGGTTCTGTCCCTCTTTGCGTGCGTAGGCTGGAGTTTTCATCGGAAGCCTTTAATTTTTTCAGCAATCTTTTTAGGCTGCTTGGCAAACTGTTTTCCAGCCTTAGTAGCCTCACGCTTTGCCCGTGTAGTCGCTGCATACTCAGCAGGGGTCAGGGCTTTGATAGCCTTTGCAGGTAAGTAGCGCTCGCCTGTCTCAGACGATGGCTTGCCTGACTTCGTGCGCCAGTCTTGCTTACCCCAATCGGACAGTGACTTTTGCGGGGCTTTCATCGGTAGCCACCGCCCTTTTTCTTGTACTCCACAGCTAATAGCTGCGCTTTTCTCGCGCTCCACTCGCCAGGGTCGCCGCCCTTTGTCCCTGCTTTGATACGCTCAAATAAGGCTTTTCGCATGGTTGGCTTCGTATAGTTGCCAGCAGCATTGACGGTAGATTTTTTGGTAGCCATTACGCCGCCACACCTTTGATGACTGCAAAGTTAAACACTGGCGTTTCTGTGGTTGTGCCGCCAGTGGTGCGGAAAGTAATGTTAAAACTTCCAGCCGCTACCGCAGTGACCATCAAGTCGTACAGATCAGTGCCTGATTTTTGGTTCAGAATAATCACATCAGTCGCTGCCACGGTGCTGTTTGTTACGGTAAAGGTTGCCGCTGTTGCCGAGCCTGCTGCGCTGAAAAGGGTAATTGCACCGGATGTTTTGTTCAGGGTTACGCCGGTGGTTCGACTGGTGATCTGAGTAACCGCACCGCCTGCGCCTGTGGCATAACCCACGCCTGCCGTGCCAGTTGACGCAATCACGCCTGTAACTGTCAGGCTTGTGCCCGTAGCCACACCGATTGCTGGTGTCACCAATGCAGGGCTGGTGAATGTTCCTGTGCTGACAGTTGGGTTTGTGATTGTTGGCGTTGTCAGGGTTGGGCTTGTTGCAAATACTAAAACACCAGTCCCAGTCTCATCCGTCATTGCCGCCCGTAGATTGGCACTTGATGGCACAGCCAAAAATGCCTGCACATTTGTGCCATAAACTGCATCAGCGTTGATCTGATACCAAGAGTTTGTGGGCTGATAAAACCGAATGGCTGTTGCTGTGCCAGCAGGCAAAGTGGTTACACCACCATAAAGCGCAGTCGCACCATTCAGCGCAATCGTCAGCGATGTAATCTCTTGAGTGCTTGTAATCAGTACCGTAGTGCCATCAGGAACACCAGTGTTCAAAGGCAAAGTAATCGTGCCAGTTGCCAGCGTTCCAGCGGGTTGCAACAGCATCCATTGGTCATTGCTGACTGGGGTTGGCACGGTAATGTTAAACCCGTTACCAGGCACAAACAGATTCACCGCCAGCGTGGGCGATGCAAAACTCTGCTGAAAGAACGTCAGCAAGCTGCCAATAGAAGTGCGCCGTGCATCTCCATTATTTGGCGAATAGACAGGTAACTGGTCACCGCTTGAAATGGTACTCAGTACGGGTAACTGATTGATGGTGGGCATGATTGTCCTTTAGTTATATTCAAGTGGGCCATCAGGCCCAGCATCCACGGGGAAATACGGTGGTCTGACATACGGGTTGTCGTAGACCCTCCAAGGCTTGTTACCAGCACCAGCAGGCATTGTTGCAGGCAGTTGCTGTTCAAGCGGGAATGTGGCTCTTTGCAACAGGATGTCGTAACCCTGCTTTGCCGTAGTCTTGGTCTCAATCATTACTTGCTTGCCGTAACTTGGCGCAAGCCTGATACCGAGACTGCAAATAATGGCTTCATAAGCCGAATCAGGGACAAGGGTTTCTTCGTCCAAGTCGCTGTCCTGTGGGCTGGATGGCAAAGGGTAACCCAAGCGGATGCCCTTGGCGTTC